AATGAAAAATTATTTAATTCATCTTCTAATCCAACTAAATACAAATGAATTAAAGCGATTTTATTTAACTCATGTATTAAAGATTTTTGAATTCTATTAATTGTTCTTGCGAACCTAATGTCCATTAATGCTAATGTTTTACCATCACCAACAACTTCTTCAAAACCCAAAAAGGCTTTTGGTATTCTTAGTGCAGCTAACATTTTTTTCTGAATATATTCAATATCCGCAATTTCTCCCAAATTTTGAGCACCAGGTAATGTTTCAATTGGATTTGTTTGAGCCGGGTCACGAACAGGAATAAAATAATCTTGGTCTACCGCCATTTGATTATACCTCATATCAACTTGACCATTTCTTGAATCAACAACTTGGTCCCTTTTAAATTTATTCGCAACTCTTTGCACATATGGTTCAATATCTTTGTCGTCCATGTTACCAACAAAAACCTTAAAGACTCTTCTTTCGGGTGCCCTTGTTGTTCTATAAATTAACATTGCATCTTCAGCTAATAACAGTTGTTTCCATATTCTCCTAATTTTATCTAACATACTGGTACCATATGGAAGTTTTCTATCGTCACCTAATAATCTAAAATGTGCAATTTCCCAAGATTGAAATTCCATATCTTTATTTGTCCATTGAAATCTAAGTTCCCTACTTGGCATCTGCATAACATCCATTTGGTTAGGGGTTTTACTTTCTTTACCTTCTAATCTTGTTATTTCAATGTTAGGTAATTGTTGACATCCAACGATACCCTTTTCTGGGTCGACTTTTAAATAAACAAAATTGTCACCATATTTACACATACCTCTAGCCCACATTTGTAAATTAGTGTTTAAATCCAATCTGTTTACAAATAAATCTTCTAATGTTGATTTAATTCTATCGGATTCCGAAAAAATTGTTAACAAGTTTCCCTTTTCAGATAATGTTGTAGATTCTTCAGCGTATATATCCAAAGCGGCTGAAATTTCAGGGGTGAACTCCATCGACTCAACATCATAATACATTGATAATCTGTTTGGTTCATAATAAACAGATTGGTTATATAGTGATTGGTCAAGTTTAGAAAATTTATCAGCGATGTATTGAGTTTGTTGTGCCTGCAACATCGCCTTTTCATATTCTTCTCTACTACTCGTTTTTAAAATTTCTTCTTTATCGAATTTAAAAGATGGTGCTTCTTCAGGAGTTACTTTACCGGGAAAACCAAATATTTTTGTTAATCTTTGAAATACTGTTAAATTATCAGCCATATATATAAATAGTTAAAAAGAATATAAATAAAAATTAGTTTAAAATAAACGATTAACGTTGTTTACCAAATAACCAAGAATATTGTTTATATTGTTCTTTTGTTGCATTATTGTTTTGTTGAAAAATAGGATTACCATCCGATGACATTGAACCAATTTGGTCAAATGATGTTCCATATGAATAAAATGATTTATTTGGTTCATATGTCCTCTCAGATATTGTCCACGATTCTAACATCGCCTTATTTGCGTTTTCATTTTTACTTAGTTGAGCAAAAGAAATATCACCAACATATAGTGCCATAGACATACTCATGATAGCATCATCGTGAGCCCCTTTCATGTGGTCTGGTCTACCGTTGATGTAAACAAACGTGTTCAATTCGTTCATTAATCTTGCTGACCTAACTTGAAACCCTTTTCTCAATTGCTCTTCAAATGCCGCTACAATTTGAGTTCTTTTATTATTGAAGTTAATACCTGGAATTTTTTCCATTGATTTAGAATTATATTCCCAAATATTCTTTGTGTTAATACCATCAATGTATAGATTTTTATAGTTCAATTCTTGTAGTTTTCTAGATGTCGCAACACCCATCCCACCAGTAATATCAACAACAATAAACGCTTCGTAAAGAACGCCCCATTTATAAGCAATAGATGCTAAATCATCAGGTGGTATTTTACCGATATATTCTGCAACTTGTTCTCTTTCATCAAAATCAATAATGTTTATTGATGAAAAATCCTCACTATCACCTCTACTAACATCAACACCCATTATGTATTTATGACCTTGTACAGGTTCTTTCCATTGCCAAAAAGTACCTTGCATGTACTTTTCTTTCGGGTCCCTCAACATATTTTTTACAATATTATCTTGGACCTCCGAAGGAATAACACCATCACCCGAACCGAGAAAGTCACATTCTAATTCTTGAGCAATTTTTCGTCTATCAAATTTGAATTTTTTAGACATTCTCTCAAACCAATCAGATAAAGGTTTATAACCCTCTTCTTCATATTGTTTGTAATTTTCAATTTCAAAGTCGGTCATGACAACTTCGTCATCATCATATTGTTCTCTATTTAACATATAATGAACGATATCACTACACTTAACCCATCTTAAATCTTTTGTGTATCTCGGGTCTTTAAACCATCTTAAGTCAGTTATATGAAAATCATTAACACCCCTAATGGCTTGGTCATACACACCGTAATAAATTGGGTCAAAACCATTTGGTGTGGAAATAAGAATAATCTTACCACCCGTAGACAATGATGCCATAGATGCTGCCCAAAAATCTTCGCCCGCTTCAATATAAGCAGCTTCGTCAAAAATTAATATTGTTGGAGTGTAACCTCTCAAAGCATCTGCGGATGTTGCAACTGCCTTTACTTCACAACCGTTGTTTAGTCTAAATCTACTTTCTGAATTTTTATCCGGTGAAAACCCAACATTAATCCAATCCGGCCATTGTTCAAGAAACGCACGAATTTTATTAGCCATTTCAACTGCAGTATCTTTTTTATTTGCAATTATTAAGACTCTTTCAGGATTCTCTTTTTTTGCGGTTTGAAGTTTTTTTGAAATCCAAGCAGCTGTAACTGTGGTTACACCAGCCTGTCTATATTTTCTCGTTATATTCTCATTGTACTTTTCATAATCTTCCAATAATTGTATTTGGTCAGTAAATAACTCCAATGGAACAAATTTCTTTTGTGTATTATCGTAAGTTTGTAAATACGTTTTTAATGCATAAGGGGTGTCTTTGATGATTTTAGCATACTCCTTTAGTTGTTCTATTTTTTGATTACTCATATATATAAATATAAAAAAAGGGGACATAAGTCCCCCTTTCTTTTTTTAGTCATTTAAACGGACTAATCGTCGGATAATCTAATACCTAAATCACCTAAGAAATCGGATAAATCATCATCATCTGTATTATCTGTAATGTCATTTAAATCTTCGTTAAACGCATCAATCGCATCTTGATAATCTTGGTCTTTAAGTAATTTATCTATACCATCTACCAATTCGTTCATTAAACGTTTACCACCATCTGAACCCGATATAACTTCTCTCATAAACACCAAAAATTGTTTTGCGGGTAATTTAAATATTTCAACTAATAAATAATTTTGTAATTCTATCTTATTTTCATCCGTTAAAAGATTTTCAGGATACTGAGACCTAATTCTTTCCCAAATTGCTGGTCCTAAACGTAAATCCCACATTTCTTTTTCAAGAGTGTCCTCAGAACCTTCAATTTCTGACCATGCTTCAGTATCTTCATTACCTTCTTCATCTGTAGGTCTTCCTTGAATTGCAAACAATTCCATAACACCCTTAATTAATTCATGAACAAGAATCGGAAAATTAGCACCTCTCGCAACAATTGTCGGTGGATTAGTATTTCTTCTCACCTCTTCCTTACCTCCAACAGAACCACCACCTTCAGGTCCACCCATCATCATCTTCATGGTCTCATCACTTAATTGCCAATACAACGTATCGTTGATTGACATTAGAATACCATATTGTCCAATAATTCTGTCAGAACCCGTAATTTCTCTAATCTTATCTGCAACATAATGATACATATAGTGACCTTTTTTAGATGCACCTTGTATCATATTATTAATTAATCTTCTCTTCGCCTTTTCCATTGTCATTGATTCCAAATCACTCATCAAATCTTGTTCAATGTCGACAGGTTCAATATTTGGTTGTTGTTGTATTTCTCGATTAAAATTCTGAGTATCAATTTCACCCATACCAACAATTTTTGCATCAAATTGTAGTGCCCCTTCAGGAATACCCATTTCTTTCATTACTAATTCAACTGCAAGTCTTTCTAATTCTTCTTTATGTGCCCGTTCAGTTTGGACAATTTCATCATGTGCTGACATCATCATTCGAGCCAACGGCATAACACCTTGTTCACCTCGCATTGGTGCTTCAACCCCCGTATATTCTCTAACTTTAGCAACTACTTGTCTGTATCTTTCAGATGCAAGTAATTCTTGGAAATTTTTATTAGGTTCTTCACCGGTTGACGGTAATGGAATCTTTTTTAACGGGGTATCTCCTTGAGCTAATTTGTCTTGTAATCCCTGATATGGTCTATCAGGTGTATCAAAATCCATTGGCATTTCATGTAGGTTTTCACCTAATATACGTAATAAATCTTTTTTTAAAAACTTCATTGCCTAATATTTTTTTTCTCTTAATGCTTTAGGTTTAGGGTCAACCCCCGGACCCGGTTGATAAGGTGTTTTTGGTTTTGGTTTATCTTTCTCTTTTGGTGGTGCAACAGGTTTAACATCGGGTCGTGATGGTGAAGTCTTCGTTTCCCCTATTCCCATTGCTTTAGGTTTAGGGTCAACCCCGGGACCCGGTTGATAAGGTGTTTTTGGTTTTGGTTTATCTTTCTCTTTTGGTGGTGCATCGGGAAGTACATCAGGTTGAGATGGATTTGGTGATGGAGCCGGTTGATTACCAACAATTGCATCATAAGTCATAAACTCAGGAATACCGTTGTGACCTTTTTTTGCTTTTGACATTGGCATCGGTTGAAACGTTTCCATTTTTTCATTTATAATTTTCATGATGTCGTTTTTTGATGTAAATTGAGAATACTTTGATTCGGTTAAATCTAAAACCCATTCTTCAATTTCGGAAACATTTTCATTCATTTTTTTCTTCCACCCTTGTTTTGCTCTAATAGCAAATTTCAATTCTGCTTCTTGGTCTATAATTTTTTTAGGTACTTTTTTACCTTCGTCTTGATATTTTTTACTTTTTTCTTTTAAAGAATTAAGTTCTTTTTTTAATTCAGATACAGTTTTATCTGCATGTTCTCCTGTTTTCTTAACTTTAACATCACCTTCCCACTTTTCATTTACATCTTTATGTTTTGACTCGTAAGTTTCAATAGTTTTACCAGCCGCTTTAGCTGCCGCAATATCTTTTACATTGTCTTTTTTAATCATCACAGCTTCTTTTAAAACCGTTTTTGATAAAGTCACAAGTTGTTTATCATTAAAACTAACAAGAGTTTTTTCTGAAAACCCTTCTTTTAAAAGTTTTTCAATTATTATTTTTCTATTCATAATATTTTATTTTTTTATTTTCTAATGTTATTCCTCTTTGTTTTAATTTATTTGTGATAAATTCATAGGTTTCTCCAAATCTAAAAAATAACCTATCTTTTTCTGAATCAAAATTTGTTTTTTCCCAAGCCATTGCAACTATACCGTCAACTGCATCGATAATACCAAAATAGTCAGAATTTTGTATCAATTCAAAAACAATATCCGTATCTTTGAGTAGACCAACTTGGTCTATGTATTCAACACTTGGGGATTTAGTTGTGAATGTTGAAGAAGCAGGAACATCATACCATTCATCCATATTTATTTCGCCAGACAAGCTGAATATGAATTCGTATTGTTTTTGACCTTTATAGTCTGTTCCTATTTCGTTAACATAAATAAGACGCATTTTATTTGAAATATTTACCTAAAGTTTCAGCAATACTTTTATTTATCTCACTTTTAATTTCATCTAAATCAATCTCTTTTAAATCTTCCTCGTTTGTCCCCTTTCCTAAATCGGCATATTTTGACAAATCTATCTCACCAGTTTCAATTGGTTGATTAATAAAAGACTCAAGTTTATCCATACCCATCATTTCACCTAATTCCTCATCACCTGCAGGTTCTTCAGGAACGGTTTCATCGTCTGCTGGTAAGGTCTCGTCATCCATATTATCTCCCATTGTTGCGTCATCCTCAATTTCTCTATCAAATTTACCACCGATTTCTTCAATATCTTCATCATCGAGTTTGTCTAAATCAACTGCAGATATTATCATGTTTAAAACATATTTAATATCGTCACTTTCCATTTTTTCTTTTTGGTCTCTTAATTCTTGTCCCAACTTACCAGCAAATTTCTGCACTTCCGTCATATAATCCGACGGTTTAGGTGAACCTTCACTTCCCATTGGTACCTCACCCTCAGGAGCCGGTGGTAAATCCGCACCCATATCACCTTCAGGTGCTGGTGGTAAATCTGTACCCATATCACCTTCAGGTGCTGGTGGTAAATCTGCACCCATATCACCTTCAGGTGCTGGTGGTAATGCTCCCATATCACCTTCAGGTGTTGAAGGTTTTTGTTTTAAAACATATTTTGTTGCTTCATTTAATTCACCACCACTTAATAGTTGTAATCTTTTAAGTGCCTCGGCATATGAATTAAATCTATTTTTATTTTTCATAAAAAGTCCACCAATATAATCTAATGAACTTTCATTTAAACCTTTTTTTACGTAGAAACCATCTTTTTCTTTAACAATACCATATCTAAACCCATTAACGGATTCAGATATATATTCTGTCTTCATTGTTGAAGATTTAGATTCGGTGATGGTTTTATTTTTGTTTTCACCGTAGTATGTTAACTCAAGGATTCTTTTTAATTTTTCATCCGCTTTGAGTTTTTCACTACCCAATGGTTTTAAATCTGCCATTTTTTTATAAATTAATAAATATTATTATTTGTTTATTAATAAATACACACATATAGTAAAAAAAATTGTTTTATTTACTGTGGTAAAGACAATTTTTTACTTCTAACGTATGTTTTTATATTAAAAAGTTTATCAATAAATCCGTTTCTTCTTAATAACTTAAACGTTAAGTTTTCATAAGAATACTCCCCACCACTTTCTAAACCTGACTGTCTGAATCTTTTTAATTTATTTTTTAATTCATCAACTTCTTTTACAACGTTTTCACCATTTTTTGCACGATTGAATAAATCATCAATTAATTTTCCATACTCCTCACCTTTTTGTAATATTTTTTTTTCGTCTATACTTGTTTCATTTTTTTCGGGTTTTCTAATCCAATCATTATTTAAAATGGAATATATACCAGTTGAAACTCCTTTATCATCAATATCCTCGATGTATAACTCAACTTCATGACCCTTTATTTTAATGTCGTTTGTTGATGACCACAATTTCTTTTTTAATTCAAAAAACTCTCTAACAATTTCATTGTATGTAGTTGTTTTTTCTTTTCCATTACTAAATTCATCTAAATCGACTATTATGTGGATATCTAAATCGGAATACGTTGACCAATTATAATTGGCCAAAGAACCTGTTAAATGAATATCATAAACAAAAAATTCAATACCTAAGTATTCTAAAAATTCATTGGTTATTTCCAATAGTTTACTTCTTACTTCTTCTTTTAAAGACGGGTCACCCTCTAAATTAAAAATTTTATCACATAACGAACTCTTTGGCGTAAACGATTTTACGATTTTTTTATCGGATTTTTCAAAAAGTTCATCAATCAAACTCATGTTATTCTCTTGTATTTGTATGTTTTTGATATACTTGAATTAAAGTATTTACCTTGAGATTCCGCCATTCGTAATTTTACAAAAGTTTCCCATGGTACGTCCTCATATTCATAAATAGAGCCATTATTAAATTCAACCAAAAGATTTTTTTCCTCGGTATTATATTTGGCACTTTTAAGGTTCGAAGAAGAAATTTGGACCTCAATAATCTTTCCTTCAATTTTTTCTGATGTAATTCCCATATTAATAATTTATTACTCTAACTTTTAGATTTTTTTTTCTTGATTCGTTTATCATGTGTGACGTTCCTTTACTTTTTCCATCC